GAAATGAGACCTGTATTAACTATTGGTCGGATGATAAATCAGACTTTAGGTTCACCAGAGCCCACAGACGATTACATACGCAAGTTTTGTGAACGAGCAAAAGATAAGCTGTATGTTTACGACCAAACAGGAACCACTACTTCAGACGATATGATAGCCACTATGTTTTATGGAAAGCACATATTAGGTGTGGAAGTATTTGTGGTTGATTCCTTGATGAAAATGAGTGATATTAGTGAAGAGTCTTTAGAAAAACAAAAACTCTTTGCCGATAGATTGGCTGTAACTGCCAGAGACCTGCAAGTTCAAATTTTTTTAGTGGCACATACAAGAAAAATGAAAGACGAAACAGAAATACCTGACGCAACTAATATCATGGGTTCTAGCCATATTCGGAACCTCTGCGATAATATCATTTGTGTATGGAGAAATCGTTATAAAGAAAAGCTAGTTGAAGAAGGTAAAACTTCAGATGATGAGCTTAAAATAATTCCTGATGCAAAAGTGTTCGTGCAAAAGAATCGCAATGGGCAATGGGAAGGGTCGTTTAACTTTTGGTTTAGTCAAAAAACTTTATGTTATAGAGAAGCACCATGACAATAAACGATTTTATTAAACAATGTAAAAAGTTGTTTGGAGATGATATACAATATAAAGCTGTATCTAAAGATGGACAAGTATTTAAAACGAAAGGATGGAGAGATGATAAAATGGTCACTAACGCAGCAAAATTTACCTCAGCTTATAGAAAAGCTCAAGACTCTTGACTTTACTAAACGCTGGCGTGTAACAGTTACAGATTCAAAACTTAACAGAAGTTTGGAACAAAATGAACGTCTTTGGGAACTGTATACAAGCATTTCAAGACATACAGGTATTGATAAAGACCGTATTCATGAATTAATGGGATATAAATTTTTAAGGTATCAAACAGAAATAGCAGGTATGCCTGTAGAACTTATTAAGTCAACAACAAAATTAACCACAAGCGACATGACTGAATATCAAAATTCAATTGAAGTGTGGGCACAAAGTAATTTAGGTTGGATGTGGGATTATTAACTTTAGGAGAGAGTTATGAATGATTTATTTGAAGTAGCAGAAAAAACAACAGTAATTACTAAAACAACAAAGTTTGATAAGACTGAACGTAATAATTATATATGCAAAATGTATGATATTAGTTTTGATGAAATTGTAGATGAGTTTATGGTAAACTTTGAAACTAACTTTGATTGGAACATAGGATTAATTGTAGGTCAAAGTGGAACAGGTAAAACAACAATAGCAAAAGAAAAGTTTAAAGAGTTTTATTTGTTTAAAGAACACAAATGGGACGATTCAAAATCAATTGTAGATAACTTTGATACAAGTTTATCTAGTGATAAAATTATTGAGTCATTAACAAAAGTAGGTTTCTCAAGCCCATTAAATTGGTTGAAACCATATCATCTGTTGTCTAATGGTCAAAAGATGCGTGTAGACTTAGCACGATTGTTACTAGAAAAAAATGAAACAGTTATCTTTGATGAATTTACAAGTGTTGTTGATAGAGATGTTGCAAAAGTAACTTCATTAGCTGTAAGTAACTTTATCAGAAAGAATAACTATAAGTTTATTGCTGTTTCATGTCATAGTGATATAATTGAATGGTTACAACCTGATTGGATATTTGATACTAATGCAAAGAGTTTTAACAGGGGGTTACTTTGGCAAAGACCAAAACTTACATTCGAACTCAGAACAGCGTCAGTTGACGAATGGAAATCATTTGCTAACTATCACTATTTAACACATGATATATTAAGAGGTAGTCATTGTTACGCTTTAGACTATAAGGGATTTCCTATAGCGTTTGCAGCAATTACTCATTTTCCACACCCTAAATGTTGTAACTTTAAAAAGATACATAGAATGGTAGTATTACCAGACTTTCAAGGCATAGGCATTGGCAAACAATTTTTAAATGCTGTATCTGAGATATACTATAAACAAAACTTTAGAGTATTGCTTACTACAGGAGCTTTAAGTTTTATTAATAGTTTAGGTAGAGAGAAAGATTGGAAACTTACAAGAAAGCTAGGTAAAGTTGGTGAAAGTAAAGGCATTCTTAAAGGTTCAACATCTAAAAATAGAGAGACAGCTAGCTTTGAATATAAAGATTGTCCTAGTAGAACTATGAATCAACCTGTAATTGAAGTTAATAACATTCCTAATCACGACTTATTTTAAACATGAATTATTATGCAAAATAGATTAAATTCATTTATTGAATCAATAGCAAATGTCATTATAGGATTCTTAATTAATTTTATTGCTAATATATATGTACTTCCATTATTTGGATTTAATATTACTATTAGTCAATCAATTCATATTGGTCTTATATTTACATTAATATCTATTATTAGAAGTTATTTGATAAGAAGATGGTTTAATAAAGTTATTATTAAGTTATTTAATTACTAAAAAATGAATTATCGTAACCCTAAATTACTTAAACTAGCAGACGGTGCACCGTGTATGATGTGTTCTATGCAAGACGGAACTGTAGTATCTGCACATAGCAATCAGTTAAGAGATGGAAAAGGCACAGGAATTAAATCTCACGATTATCGCATAGCATTCCTATGTCATCAATGCCACCACATGATAGATAATGACAAATCATTAGACAAGCATGATAGAATAGCTGCATGGGAAGAAGCACACCGTAAAACTATAGGTTGGTTATTTATTAACAATCATTTAGGAGTTAAATAATGGGTAAAGGTTCAGCACCAAGACCATATAGCGTAGACTCAGATACATTTGAAAGTAACTGGGACAAGATATTTAGAAAGAAAAAGAATAGTGATGATGTATCACCACACGCTTATGAATACGAACTTAATAAATCCACAGGTAACGTAGAAAAAAGATTTATAGACGGAACATCTAAACCTAACGAAAGTCAATTTAATGGCGAGTAAATCACCAACCCAATTAAGTTTAGCTAAATTACGAGAAGAAGGATATACTGTAGCAATTGTTGAACATTGGAATGCTTTTGCTAGAATAAGACAAGATTTATTTGGATTTATAGATTTACTAGCTTTAAAAGGAAAAGAAGTATTAGCAGTTCAAACAACCACAGCAGCAAATTTAAATGCACGCTGTAAAAAAATAGCTAATCATGAAAATGTAGGTGCAGTTCGTGAGGCAGGTTGGACTATACATGTGCATGGTTGGCACCAAGATGAGAAAAGGAAATATCATTGCAAAGTGAAAGACATATCGTGAAAGAAAAGATATTAAGTTATCTTACAGAACCAAGAACAATTAACGACATCAAAGATTATATACAATCTAATTATTCATTTACAAAAAAAATACTTATGGATATGAGAGATGAAGGCACAGTTCATGCTTATAAAAATAATCATACTAGACTTATGAATTATTACATTCCTCAACCACACCCATTACAAACAATATTTGGACACACAGCAAACTTTACAGATGACCAAATAAAAGGTGTTATAAGTCATAACGCAGATGATGCTAAACATAATCTTCAACAAAGAACTACACAAGAAACTTATGGGCAAAGCGTAGCTTATACGCTAACACAATATGATTAGTATGGAACGCTTACTGTCCATTCTAGAGGATTGGGCTTTGTGGATGAAGTCGGATAATCACAAGCTAGGTTATCCATCTAAAAGCATAGGCATGTCATCTGGTGGCGAGTCTACAAGTGAGTCATTTACTGAAATGTGTTCTTCTCAAGACATGTCTAATATACGCACCATAGACGCTATAATACATAGTTTAGATAAGACTCAACAAGACGCTATATATGCTAAATACTTAGGTGCTAAACCACCATTAGCGTTTTACTGGCAATTAGAGATGGCTTATGATAATTTGCTTACAATTGCTGGAAGACGAATAAACGCATAATCTTGTTGAACATAATTGCAAAGTTTGCTATAATACTGTTTGTTGGATAACTCCTGTCTCAAAGAAACGTGATTTTACAAAAGCCTGACTGCACTCTCTCCGTGGTTGGGCTTTTTCTTTTATATGAAACTATCAATTTGCGAACAAT